GCCGTGGATCCCGGCGCTCCAGCCATCCTCGATCAGCAGCGCGCCCGGCAGCATGGGCCCGCCGAACCCAACATCGCAGAAGTACAGCTTGCCAGCAAGCGCCACCACCGCCGCCCGATGTGGCTACCTTGATGCCGTCACCGATGCGCTCGCCGCCCGATGTCAGATAAAGCAGGCCTTCCTCGGTGTCAAACTCCAGGTTGTCGCCCTTTGCATCGATCAGCGCGCGGGTCTCTTCGGGGTTTACGCTCTGGGCATATTCATTGGCCGCGTCTGCCGCCAGTCTCGCATCGTCTCTGTATTCCTGAGCCTGCTCTTCATGCTGGCCTGCTGTTTCGGCCGCAAGCTGGGCTGCATCTCTGTAATGCTCAAGGGTAGCTACAACAAGGTCAGATGCATTCTTTGCTGCGTTCTCTGCCGCTTCTTCGGCTGCAATTCGGTGCTCAATGGTCTTTTCAAGGGCAGCAGCTGCCATTGTTCTGTAAACGCCTGCATCGCCGGCTGCGGTCTCTGCCGCTGCCTGCGCTGTCTCAGCTCTGTTGGCCGCTTCTATGGCTTTGGCCTGTGCGTCATATGCGCCCGACTGAGCCTGCATGGCGCGAACTGCGCTGGCTTCGCTGTTGGCCGCCTGGGTTTTCGCCTTTTCGCTGTAGTCGTATGCCTGACTCGCCGCCTGCTGTGCGCCCGCTTCATAGTTTGCGGCGCTCTGTGCTTCTCTGCTGGCCCACTCTGCCGCTGTCTCGGCTCTGTCGGCCTGTGCGGTGATATCGCCCAGCAGGGTGTCGATCTGCACCTGCAGCTGCTCTGCCTGGCTGGGTGTGGGGTCGGCAGGGTCGCCTGCATCGTCGGCAATGGGGGCATATTCTACCTCCAGCCTGCCGCCTGCCGCTCTGGCTCTGGTGCCATCAACAAAGCCGTCGATGGTAAACTCCATCTCGCCGTCAATGGCCAGAGCTTCGGGAGGGATGGGGCAGAGATAGATGCTCAGGCTCTCGCTCATGTTCTCCAGCAGGTCTGCTGTCAGCACGCGCTTAACCGGATTCTGCCCCAGTGCATCCCAGAAGGTTACTGTCTTGGCCATGCCATCCCAGCCTGCGTCGAACTCGATGCGCAGCTTTGTCACATTTCCTTCACCGGTCACACCGGCCTTGCGGTGATCCCTTGCAAGATAATTGCCGTTTACTTTTACATTGATAATTCTATCCACTTGCTCACCTCACTTTATTCATTCCATCACGCCGCTCGCTTTAAGTGCGGCTATCAGGCTGTTGTATGCTGCTGTCACGGCCGCAAGGTCGGCATCTGCCGGCAGAGACGAGAGTGCAGCTGTTTTATTGGCCGTCAGCTTGTTTCCCATGTCTTCCTGCAGCTGCTCAATATCCTCGCCATGCCCCTGCACAACAAGCTCAAGGGCCCCAACCTGCCCTGCGCGGCAAAGCTCTACATTGCCCTGCTCCGTGCCGATATAAAGGGCCTTTTCATCCGTGACATAGCCGGGCTCCCTGGGCAAAAGTGCGGGCATTCCCTCTTTCCTGCCGGCACGCAGTCTGATTGTGTCTGCCATTTAGATCTCACCTCGCATTAAAAAAGGGGACACACCAGGCCCCTTGCCCGTGTGCCCCCATGCCGTGTCATAGAGAAAATTGTTTTCCGCGGAATTATTCACTTAGATAATGCCGTGGCGCGCCTCGGCTTCCAAAAGCTTGCGCTCTTCGGCTGCGATAAGCTCCGATGTCTCATAGTCCTGGATCTCCGAGTTATCGAGGATCTCGGCAAACTTGCGCTTGATCTTGACGCGCACGCCGCGCTGGATCACGCAGTTTTCGCCGTTGCAGCCTACATATACATCTTCCTTATACTTGCCGTTGTCCCGGAAAAGCTTGATCTCCACAAGCTCTTCGCCGCGGGCAATGGAAGCAGCCTTGGCCTCAGCCTTTGTGTCCTTTTCAGGCGCTGTCTCGGCCTTGGCCTCGTCGATGATCTTCTTGGCCTCAGCCTTTGCGGCCTCGATCATCTCGTCGATCTGACGCTTGATCTCAGCCATGTCGACTGTCTCGGGAACCTTTACTTCCTGAGCAGCCTCAGTTTCCTGAGTGTTCTTCTTAGGTGCCATATTTGCCTCCTGTTAGTTGTCCTCACCGTCAAAGGTGGATACCGACTCGATACGAACCATGAACTGCTCGACCAGTCTTTCGGCTGTCTTTGTAGCCTTCCAGCCTGCTGTTGCGCGCTGGTTCAGGGGGTCGCCTGTGCCGGCAGAGCCCAGCTGCTTTGTGATGTGCTGCAGGCCGCCGCCTGTGATGTCGGTTACGCCGTATGCGTTGTCGGCAAGCACCAGTGTGGAATAAACGCTCTTGCCGCCCGAGCCTGCGCCTGCCCAGATCTTGGCCTCGGTTGTCTCAACAAAGCGAACGCCGGCGATCTTGCCGATCTCGCCTTCATACCAGTCTTCGGGGGCGCAGTATGTGCGGACGTCTTTCCACTCTTTGTCGTTTGTCAGGTCAAAGGCAACATCGGGATGGATGATAGCCACAAAGCTGTCGCCGATCTTGTCGGCGTTCTGAGCCTTGAGGGCGCGTGCAGCCTTCTTGATATCCTGAACTGTCAGGATGTCGTCTACATCGCCTCGGGATGTTACGCCGCCTGCATAGATGACGTTTGTGCCGCCGTTCAGCACCTCGCGTGTGATGGTGTCCAGGGTCGCGCCTGCCTGGTTGCCCAGCAGCTTTGTCGCCTGAACAAGGTTGTTGTCGATGGCAGTCAGCAGGAGCATGTCAGACAGAGTGACATAGTCGCCGTACTGCGATACTGTCGCCTCGATCTTAGTCACGTTGAGCGATCTGCCGTCAGGAGTTACGCCCTCTGTAAGAGGTTCAAGCGCCTTGGGAAGGGGGCTGTACTTGCGGAACTCGATTGTCTTACCGCCATTCTTGGGAATGGGGTGCTTCTGGCCGAACTGGTCATGCACCAGCTTTGCCTCAGCGTTATCAATCAGATAATCGCTGTAGAATGTCTTCATCTCTACAGAGAGAGATGCCTGCTCTGTAACCTGTGTGTTGGGCTCTGCGAAGAGCTGCAGGTTGATTGCGTTCAGCATAAAGTTGAACATTGTCTTATGCATTATGTTTTCCCCTTTCGTGTCATCGAGGGGCTTAGAGTTTGATAATCTCCCCTCGCTCTACACGGCGCGCTACTTCCGCGCGGTCTTTCTTATTCCAGGTCGATGCCGTGGGCTTATAAGAAATACCTGTCTGCGAGGATGTACCGTTTTCGGCGGGTCGGGATGCACGGGATCTCACCTTTTCGGCCACTCTCTGGCCGGCCTGCTGTGCCGCACTTCTGGCGGCTGTCTGCTTGATCTCATCCATGTGCATCAGCTCATAGGCCTGCTTAAGAGGGATCTTGGCTTTCAGAAGGCCGCGGAAATCTGCGTTCTGCAGTTCCTTATCAAGGTTAAAGTCGGGATATTCCGCCTTGATCTGCTCTCCCTCGCGTGTCCAGTCGGCCAGCTGCTGCTGCATAGCTTCCATGCCCTGGCGTCTTACCTCACGTGCATGCCACTCGGCGTTTTCTGCCTTAAGCCTCTGCATATCGCGGTACTGCTCGGGAGTAAGGCCCATGTCGTCTGCGGCCTTTTCCACATAGCTGTCATCCTTGTCGATGGCTGCCTGCAGCTTGGCGATATCGCCGTCGGTGATCTGATGCTTTGCAAACAGAGTGTCCAGGATAGGTTTTATCTGTGCAAGCTGTTCCTCGTTGCTCTTGGCCTCGCGGAAACGCCTGTTGAACTGGCTCTGGAACTTCTCGGTGAACTGGTCTTTGTATTCGCCGTTTATAAGCTCTTCAAAGGCAGCTCTTTTGGCTTCCAGCGTGTCCGAAGTCGTCGATACACCCGATTTGTTGGCGTTGCCCTCGCCCTTTGTGTTCCCGGCGGCGGAACCTGTTGCCCCTGCGGCTCCCGAAGCGTCCTCCTGGATGCCGAACACGACATTGTCATATTCGCCCGATTTTCCCCGGCGGCTGCTTCCGGGTCTCTGTGTCCCAGCCTTTGGCAATGCGCCCGAGCCATCACCCTGCGCGGAAGCGCCTGCATCACCGGCCGCGCCGGCTGCTGCGCCTCCTGCTGCTGCGCCGTTAAACAGCTGCAGGTCAATGTCGAGCAGTTTGAATGTTTTCTGCATGTCTCCATGCTCCTTTCCCGCGGTCTGTTCCCGTGAGTCACCTCTCGAAGTATGAGGATATATCTAAAG